GCAGTTCATGATAACTGGAGATATTGAAGCGTTTTTTATTAGCGAAGATAGTATCGGTCAGTGGTATACAACAGCACGGAAGCTAGTGAAGGATTTTGAATTTTTGAACAATCCCGATGCTGTTGGTTTAAAGATCCACGACTATTTGCGGACCCTGAGGAAAACGATTGAAGATGGCAAGCGCATTCTTAAGATCGCTAAATTTGGTAGTTACGAACACAAGATAGTTAGCTCTATGACATTGGAGCTAGAAAGTTTGGAAAATAGATACTTGTGTACAGTAGCTGCTTTGTCAATGAGACGGCAACCATTTGGAGTGGTGTTGTATGGTGACCCTGGTATTGGGAAATCCTCATTGACAGACATTATAGCGAATTTTCATGCGCTAAGAATGCAACTCTCTACAGATAGAGACTACATTTTCTTCCATAATTCTGAGGAAGAATATATGACTAACTTCAAGTCATATCAGCATACAGTAGTTCTCGATGATGTAGCTCAGCAAAAAGCTGACAGAGTTCAGGGTGTAGATATGTCAACCTCCCTTTTGATTAAAATCATCAATAATGCACCCTTCAGCCCTCCCCAGGCTGCCATTGATGATAAAGGGAAAACTCCAATGATGAACCATTTGGCTATTGTGACGACCAATGTGAAAGATATGAATGTGCCTTTCTTTTACACTGCTAGCTTAGCAGTGTATAGGAGGTTGCCAGTTCACATTCAGCCAATCGTGAAGGATGAGTATAGAAAAGATGGTGAGAGTTCGCTCGATCCATCGAAAGCAGATTTGAATAGTTCTCATCCAGATTACTGGAGATTTGTTGTGCGAGAACCGAAAAAGATTACTGGCATGGTTGGAGAGTACCATGTGACGCACAACTTCGCAAGTTTGAAGGACCTGCTAGAATGGTTAGGACCAGTTATAGATAAGCACCACCGAAATCAAGATTTTATGTTACTTAATGCTGATAAGTACAAGACGGTGACTTTATGTGAAACTTGTCGCTTGCCAAAACCCATTTGTACATGTTGTCCTCAGTGTAAGATGATGATAGAGAAATGTATCTGTCATTTACCCCAGAAGAATTCAGTTGATTTTGAAGAGAAAGAAGGGGAAAAGTACTATGGAGGTGATCCACAAACTCAGGCCTTGTCAGGTTTTAGGGTTTTTAGAACTCAACGAGGAGACGAAGCTCCGCATATTGAAATAGAAGAAGTTGAGGAGGTGGAAGATCCACCAATTTGGGGACGCGAAGAGGAGTACGAACCAACACCTTGGCGCGTAATACAAGCTTTTAGAGCAGGAGATCCAAGATATTTTTCAGAAAGTATGGCTCGAAAGTTTGTTCGATACATGGTTAAACAAGCTCCAAAGGATGACGAATTTTTCCGAGATGCTACGACACATTATGCTTTTGTCCATTTGCCCAAGCTAATGGACTATGGATACTCGGACCGTGAGATTGTGAAAGATTTCAGACAGTATATTGCTTGGAAAGAGCAAAGCACGGATTACAAGAATTTCGTCAATCTCATGACAGCAAATGTTGATTACATCCAGAACCCCATTCTTCGATGGTGGGCTAAAATTTGGTTCCAATGTTATTTCACCTTTGGGTGGTTTCGCTTTGGTGTTTTGTACGCCATGCGTTACACTTGGATTGCCGGATTTATGTACTGGTGTTTTGGAGGCTTGGTGAAGAGTACCCGTGTGCGTCGAGAGTTTATGATGCAATGGGGAAGATCCATGGACGAAAAAATGAAAGGAATGAGTCCTTTTGCGAAAATGTTCTCTTTATATGTGTGCTATTCTATAATGTCTAAGATATACAATGCGTATTTACACAGCACAAATGTGAAGGAACATTATCGTATGTTTACAGATATGGATGAAGCAGACAGAGTTGCTTCCGAGAGGTTAGCGCATCTTGAAAGGCGGATCCAGGAGATGGAGAGCCTTGAAAAGAGCTCAATGAATGTTCGACAGTTTCGAGAGAGATTAGCAGCAAGGTTTGCTGCTAATGAAGAAGAGAAGAAAGAGCATTTGCTCAAAGCTGAAGAATTAGAGTTAGACCTTGCTAAAAACAAGGTTGATAAGAAGAGACAGGAATTAGAGAAGTTGGAAGACGAATTGATAGAACTCAAAGCTAAAATGGAGTATGCTGAATTGGAAAATCAGCAGCCCCAGGGTATTTTACAAGAGTTTGGAAAAGTTCCTGAGCATGCGCCAGGTGATGAAAAGAAGAACGTCTGGATTCAACCAGAAAGACCCGTTACTCGACTAGATTTTACTGATGATAGAGCCACAACCTTAGAGTCGCTTTTGCGATCTCTTAGCGCTTCTTGCGTTATTATTGAAGTTGTGTGGAAAGAGAACGGAGTTTTGCGTAAGTATATAGGACGAGCCATGTTGATTGGGAATGACAATATACTTACAAATTCACATGCTCTCCCTCGAACTATGTTTGACCTCACAGTCTTCATGGGTCGGAGACACGGTTTGAGTCCACACTCAAACCTGTCGATAAATCCTGAGCAGATACAGCGTTTTGCCCCTAGAGATATAGCAATTGTTAGAACGAAGGGTTTGCCTATGCTGCGAAATCTGATTCATAAGAATTTCCCTTTGGATTCGTTCGAAGGGAGTTATGATGGATATTATATGATCAGACAGGATGATGGTTCCTTTAAGAAAGTTAAAGTTGTTAGGATTCAAAGGATACCATTTAACAGAGTGGTTAACGGGAACCAATTCGCGACGCGAACGTGGGTTGGTAGACCCGAATGCCACACCATAGCAGGAGACTGTGGAAGTCCGTTAATTATGGACACGGGTTACGGACCAATAGTGGTAGGAATGCATTTTATGTATGATGAGGCAGCACGTATTTCATATGCAACTTGCATTAGTATGAGTGACATTTTGCCTCTAGTGAGAGAGCCACATGTCCAGTGCGGCGTGATTGACACAGACATGTATCAGATTGTTGATGTTGAAAAATCTTTCTTAGATTTTCACGAAGAAGGTCATGTCATGTATCACGGAGAGCTGAATCTGATGACAGCTCGACCAAAGACACGAGTGTGTCGCACAGAGGTGGCGGACTATGTTTTTAGTAGATCGTGCAACGAATATCCAATCGTTGACACTTCCAGTAAGCCTCTGATGCACTCCTGGAAGCCGCAACAAACGGCTTTCAAGGAATTTTTACAACCAGCTAGTGGGTTGGATGAAATCCTTTTGGCAAATTGTGCTCAAGAATTGTTTCTTGATATCATGAAACACTTGCCCAAGGAGGAGTTAAATCTCATCCATCCATATCCAATTGATTGTGCTGTGAATGGCATGGTTGGCATGGCGTATGTCGACCCAATCAAAAGGAATACCAGCACGGGATATCCTTTCAATACTCCAAAGAAGAAGTATCTAGAACCGCTTAATGATCCTCGATGGCCCGATGGTGTGAAGTTATCGCCAGAGTATGAGGCAAGAGTCGAGAAGTGGCTGAATAGGTACCGAGAAGGTATTAGAAATCATCCCATCGCAAACGCGAATTTGAAAGATGAGGTGGTTTCACAGAAGAAGTACGACGCGTGGAAGACGCGTGTTTTCTTCTCTACTCCAACGGAATTTCTCATTATTATCCGAATGATGTTTCTCGGATTCACTCGTGTGGTCCAAAGAAACTGGAAAGTGTTTCACTGTGTCATTGGCGTAAACTGCCATAGCGACCAATGGAACGAGGTGTATCATATTATGACTGAATTCGGTACTGAGAACTTTGTCGCTGGAGATTTTGCTGGTTTTGACAAAAAGTTTGCGATCGTGTTTTTGCGATGGGCTTTTTGGATCATCAAGGAGATCTGTCGTGCCTCCGGGAATTTCACGACAGAACATATGCTCATTATTGAGTGTATTGAAGCAGATCTCACCAATTGTACGGTGAACTGGTTCGGAATGCTCATAACGCTCCTTGGTGGAATGGTGTCTGGTCACCAACTCACCACTATATTTAATTGTTTTCTTTGCATATTATATCTTATGTATTCATTTGCACTTAAACTTTGCATCACTTTATTTTTTGAATATGTGCGTGTTTTTAGTTTAGGAGACGATCATTTCGTCGCTGTCCATCCCAAAGCACTTTTCTTTACCCACAAGTATATTAAGGAAGTGCTGGACAGTATTGGTGTGGGGTACACAATGGCTGAGAAGGACGCTCCCTTCGTGGACTTTGTCTCGATAGAGCAAGTGACCTTTTTGAAGAGGCGTTTTGTGTACCATGAGGCTCTTGGGTGTATTTGTGGGCCCCTAGAGCAAAAATCCATATTTAAGATGTTGACTTACCACACAAAGTCAAAAGCATGTTCGGAGTCAGAACAACTGGCTCAGGCTATCATGTCGGCATCAGCCGAGGCATTTTATCATGGTAGGCATTTCTTCGATTTTATCGAGGACATTATTGAGACAATGCCTAAAAGTGAGAGCCTAGCGGAACACATGAAGGCTTTCCCCCGCTTTACGTGGGAACAAAATATTGAGAGGTTCTGGTCCGCTTCCAGTAAACCTGCTCACACGGCCATGCTCAAAGGTCGTAACCACATTGAGCTTCCCGATTGCAGTTACTGCATCGTTCCTGAACTGTTTCTTCAGGGATCGATGAGAGTGGGCGTCGGGAAAATTGTCACCAGGGTGTTCCCCAAAGTCCGTTTTTACGGAAGGGCGCGGTTGCTGCCCATAAAAGAAACTAAGGTATATAGTAATGAGTTTAGCTATGTACCCGAAAATAACCAACTCAGCAAGTCGAA